CTAGACTTTCTAACAGTACACAAATTATGGATAAAACTGTAGTTATTACTGGTACTCAAGAATCTGTAGACAAAGCAGGTAGAGCATCTGAGATCGCTTATCAAATAGCTAAAAAAGCTAAAGAGTTAAAAAGAGATATGGAAAGTACTATTACTTCTAACAATGCAGAAGTAACAGGTGGTTCAGGTACTGCACGTCAATTAGGTGCACTTGGATCTTGGGTTACTACTAATGATGACCTAGCATCTGATGGTGCTTCTGGTGCAGGTGCAGGAAATGCAGCTCACACAAATGGTACTCAAAGAGCTTTCACAGAGTCTCAATTAAAATCAGTAATTAAATCAGTATGGAATGCTGGTGGGGATCCTTCTATGATTATGGTTGGCCCTTTCAACAAACAAAAATTATCAGGATTTACTGGTAATAGTACTAGATTTGATGCTGGTGCAGACGCTACTTTATACACATCAGTTGACGTATACGCATCTGACTTCGGTCAATTGCAAGTAGTACCTAATAGATTTTCTAGAGATAGAGAAGCTTATGTACTAGATATGGAATACTGGGGTGTTGCTTTCTTAAGAGATTTCACTATGCATGAACTTGCAAAAACTGGTGACTCTGAAAAAAGACAACTTTTAGTAGAAGCTACTCTTGAATCAAGAAATGAAGCTGCAAGTGGTGGAGTTTTTGATTTAACTACTTCATAATAATTACAACTGTTTGGGGGAGTAACCTTTTAATCTGCTCCCCCAGCAGATTCTAACAATGAAGATCTGAGAGAGGGTTAAGATCGGAACATTTAAGGAACACAATGAGAACATTAAACGACTATTTTTTAACTTCAACTATTGCTGATATTAGTACAGCGTCATCAACTTTTGTACCTGTACCAGATGGTGGAAAAATTATTAAAATTATAACTGCACTTCAAGGTGCAATTACTTCTGCAAATGCAGGAATATCTTTTGAAATTGGTGGAACTGCAGTAACTGGTGGTGGCATAACTGTTGCACACTCAGGTTCAGCAGCAGGAACTGTAGACACAGCAGAACCTACAGCAGCTAATCAAGTATTAGAAGATGGAACAATAGAAATGATTACTGATGGTGCATCAAGTGGTGCTAAAAAATTAGTAGTAACATTTGTTATAAGAAGATAATTAATTATGGGGATGGCAACATCCCCAAAACAAATAAGGAACAAAACATGAACTACGCAATGAGACCTCTAACTACACAAAAGGTTACATCTTCTGGTTCGTCTGCACAATCATCTGCTTTTAGTGCTAATATTGAATATATTAGAGTAATACCAGATGCTGATTGTCATATCGAATTTGGAACAAATCCAACAGCAACTAATGCTAAAATATTTTTAGAATCTAAAACTTCAGAATGTTTTAAAATTTCGCCTGGCGAAAAAGTAGCTGTAATTGGATCAGTAAATTTATACGTTACAGAATTATCTGAATAATTTATGGGTAAAATAAGATCAGTTGAATATGATGCTGGAATAAAGACTAAATACATCCAAGAGTCTAATGGTTCTTTAACTATTAATAACTCTCAAGATGTAAACCCTTTATTAAAAAGAAACAAAGCTCTTTATAATCATGATAGTGGTTATATTTCTGGTGCTAAAGAAATGAAAAGAGTGGCAAGTATACCACCTTTAATACTTTCTATATGGGCTAAAGAATATAATGGAACTAACAACTGGTTTCAATTACCTAAAGATATACAAAGAAAAATAATGAAAACTAAACTTAATAGTAATGAGTTTAGATATTTTAGAACAGCTGAAGGAAGTTTATAATGTGGGGAGCAATAGGTAAAGGTATATTAAAATTTGCTAGTAAAAAAAATAAAAATTTAACTAAAGTTTTTAGGGGAACTGAACCTAAAAGCAAAGCAATAAACCTTAGTAAAACTGGAATGTATAATTCTAAACTTTCAGGTAGATTTTTTTTTGATAATGCTGCAGATGCTCGATGGTATGCACAAAGACAAGGAACTTTAACAGGAAAAGTTTTTTCAACTAAAATTCCAAAAAATTATGCAAGAATAGGTCGTAAAATGTCTATAAGAAGAAGTGGCCCTAGATATGGAAGTGAACTTATTCTTCCTAAAAAATATGTAGGAACAACAAAACTAGATTTAAAAAATACTACTTTAGCTCGTTTAGAAGCAACAGGAAATAAAATTAAAAAATTTACTATAGGATAATAATGGCACTAACAACATTTTCAGGATTAAAATCATCTATAGCAGATTGGTTAAATAGATCTGATTTGACAACTCAAATCGCAGATTTTATTGCACTAACTGAAGCTGATTTTAATGCTAAACTAAGAATACGACAGATGGAACAAATAGATACTATTACTATAGATTCTGAAACAGAATCTGTTCCTACTGGTTTTATAGGTGTAAGATCTTTTTATATATTATCAGCTAGTACAAAATATGCTTTAGAGTATATAACTCCACATAATATGTTTGAAATTAAAGCTGGATCAACAACTGCTAGACCTAGAGTCTATACAATTGAAAGTGATAATGAAACAGAAATTTTACGTTTTGGCCCTGCCCCTGATACTTCTTATACTGGGTACTTATCATATTATAAAAGTTTTGGAGCTCTTAGCGATACTAATACATCAAATTACATTTTAACAAATCATCCTGGAATTTATTTATATGGTTCATTATATCATGCAGCAAACTTCTTAGGTGGAATAGATCCTAACCAAGTACAACAATGGTTACAAATGTATATTTCAGCTTTAGAAAGATGTGAAAATAATGACAAACAAGATAGTTATGGTGGATCACCAGTAACACAAAGAACAGACGTACAAACAGATTTATCATTTTATAGGGCTAGATAATGATTGATAAAAAAGAAAGAAAACAATTAAAAAAAGCAGCAGCTCATCATTCTAAAAAACATATGAATATGATGATTAAAGATATGAAAGCTGGTTTAAGTTTTAATAAAGCTCACAAAAAAGCTGTTAAAAAAGTAGGCAAATAATGTTAATACCTTTTGGAGAATGGCTACCTGATCAACCAGCACATGGAATGAAAGGTGCTAACGTAGCAACTAATGTTTATCATGCTTTGGGATCTTACAAAAGATTTCCATCATTAGTATCATATTCAGGTACATCAACAACTGGTAAAGATGCTCATGGTTCAGGTTCATTTAGAGATAACTCTAATGTTGTATATAATTTTGCAGCAACTAAAACAGATATATATCAATTAGCATCAGGAGCTTTTACTTCTCGTAAAGGAAGTTTAACTGGAAATGATGATGATTATTGGACATTTACACAATTTGGTCAATATGTAATTGCAAGTAATGGAGTAGATCAACCTCAATATTATTTAATGGGAACATCTACTAATTTTGCAAATCTTAATGCAATACAAACAGCAGGTACCACACCTTTGTTTAGAGTATCAGGAGTTGTTAGAGATTTTTTAGTAACAGGTAATATAGCTAATGCTACTAACAGAATACAATGGTCTGGTATTAATGATATTACTACATGGTCAGGTAAACAATCTGATTTTCAAGATTTACCAGGATCTGGTGGACAAGTAGTTCACATAACTTCTGGTGAGGTAGGATATGTATTTAGACAAAATCAAATAGTTCGTATGGACTATGTTGGTGGAGCAGTTGTATTTAGACTATCTGTAATTTCTCCAAATAGAGGAGCTATTTATGGAAGAACAGTATGTCAAGATAATAGACGTATATTTTTTTATGCTGATGATGGTTTTTATGAAATTCAAGGAGATAATGTAGCACCTATTGGTGTAGAAAAAGTTAATAGATTTTTTGATCTTAATTTAAACAAAGCATTTTCTGATAGAATAGTAGCAGCAACAGATCCATTTAATAACCTAGCTATGTGGTTATACCCATCTATTAATAATTTAAATAATACTACAGGTACTTGTGATCGTATGATTATATATAATTATTCTACAAAAAAATGGTCTTTAACAGAAGTTAATGCTAGTCAAATATTTCCACAATTTGTAGGAGCATATACAGTAGAACTAATGGATATTATATCTACAAATCTTGAAAATATAAATGCTGCATTAGATACAGATTATTGGAATGGTGGACAAATGTTTTTAGGTGGAATAGATGCAGATTTTAAAGCTGCAATCTTTTCAGGAAACGCTAATGAGTGTGAAATTGAAACAGCAGAAATTGAAGGATTTCCTGGTGCTAGAACTAACATTCAAGGAATTAGACCAATAGTAGATGCAGAAGCAACAGTTACTGTAAAAACTAGAGAAAGATTAGCAGATACAGAAACAGAATCTAGTTCATCTACAATGGTAGATAGTGGTATTAATCCTGTTAGACAATCAGGAAGATATATAAGAGCTAATGTAAAAATAGCTTCAGGTACAGATTTTAATCATGCACAAGGTATAGACATTGTAGCATCAAAAGCAGGGTATAGATAATGGCAGATACAATAGATATTGATAATGTTAGATATTCATTTGAAACACAAGAATATTTTCAAAGACAATTAGAAGAAGCAGTAAATACATTAGTAAATAAAAATAATACTGAAAGCGATAAAGCATTCAGTTGGTTTATGAATTAGGAGAATCATGGCAGGAACATTTTTAGGAAAATACGATACAACATCAGCAAATAACACAGCTACAGGAACTAATTCAATTTCAGTAGCAGAAGGAATGTTACCATCTAATATTAATAACGCTTTTAGAAGTGTTATGGCAGATATTAGACAACATTATAATGCAGCTGAATGGATTGAATATGGTGATGGTGCAGGTACTTACACAGCTACTTACGCATCAAGCACATCATTTACAATTGATGGAGCAAATGTAACATCTATTTATCATGCTGGACGTAGAGTTAAAGTTGTAGCATCAACGCCAGGCACAATATATGGTACTATATCTAGTACATCTTTTTCAACAAACACAACAGTTAATGTTACTTGGGATTCAGGAAATTTATCTAATGAAGCAATTACAAGTGTACATATTGGTGTATTAGCTAAAACAAATAATTCAATACCTACTGGTGTTATAGCAGCAGGTAATATAGCAGATGATGCAATTACAGCTGCAAAAATGGCTGCTAATTCAGTAGATTCTGATTCATATGTTGATGGAAGTATTGACTTAGCTCATATGTCTGCAAACAGTATTGATAGTGATCAATATGTAAATGGATCAATTGATGCAGAACATTTAGCAGCAGATATAATTACTGGAGCTAAAATTGCTGATGATGCTATTGATAGTGAACATATTGTAGATGGTTCTATAGATACAGCTCATATTGCAGCAGATCAAATTACAAATGCTAAAATAGCAGATGATCAAATAGATTCAGAACATTATGTTGATGGAAGTATAGATCTTGCTCATTTAGCAGCAGACTCAGTTAATGGTTCAAAAATAGCAGATGACAGTATAAATTCAGAGCATTATGTTGATGGCAGTATTGATACTGCACATATAGCAGATAGCCAAGTTACACTTGCTAAACTTGCAGCTAGTTCAGTAAACTCATCTAAAATTGTAGATGATTCTATTGTTAATGCAGATATTAATTCTAGTGCAGCAATTGCAGCTACTAAAATTCATGATGGTACAATTTCTAATACAGAATTTGGTTATCTTAATGGAGTATCTTCTGCTATCCAAACACAGATAGATACTAAAGCAGCAACATCATATGTTAATGATGCAGTTGCAGGACTAAGAACTAGAATTATTGCAGAGTGTGCATCTACTGCCAATGTAACAATTTCATCTGGTCTTGAAGCTGGAGATACAATAGATGGTGTTACACTTGTTGCAGGAGATAGAGTTTTATTAAAAGATCAAAGTACAGCATCTGAAAATGGTTTATATACTGCAGTAGGATCTGGTGCTGGAGCAGCATCAAGAGATACACAGTTTAATAGTATTGAAGAACTATCAGGACAAATGATTGTAGTTAATCAAGGTAGTGTAAATGATAATAAAATATTTCTTTGCACAACAAATAACACAGCTTCATTAGGTTCTGACTCAATTACTTATAGCGTAATAACTCCTAGTAATTCTGGAACTGTTACTTCTATAGGAATAGCAGATGCAGGAGCTGGAGAATTTACAGTAGGCAGTACACCAGTTACATCTAATGGAAATATTACACTTGCAATAAATAGTATTGCAGATACAAAATTAGGTACTATTGGTACAGCTAATAAAGTATCACTTACTGCCTTGAATATTGATGGTGGAAGTGATATAGGTGAAGATCTAACTACATCTGATTTAATAATAGTAGATGATGGTGCTGGTGGTACAAATAAAAAAGCTGCATTATCAAGAGTTGTAACTTTAATGACAGCACAAGGATTTGTAACAGATGACCCTACAGCCCTTGCAATAGCTTTGGGTTAAATTAATAATAAGGAGAAAATAAGAAATGGCAAATACGTTTAAAGTAGTAACATTTGCAGCAGAACCAGCGTCAGCAGGTACACCATATAAAATGTATACTGTAGCAGGAAGTACAACAACTGTTGTTCTTGGTTTGATTCTTACTAATATTCATACATCAGCAGTTACTGTTGAAGTAGAATTAGTTAGTGATACATCAAACAGAGGTGGTGCTAATAATGTAGCAAATGGTACAGCTTTTTTAGTTAAAGATGTATCAATTCCAGCAGGAAGTTCATTAGAACTTTTATCTGGTGGTAAAGTTGTTTTAGAAACAACAGATGAAATTAAAATTGATTGTTCAGTAGCTGATAAAGTTTCTGGAACATTATCTATAATGGAGATTACGTAAGATGGCTTATATTGGTAAAATACCTGCAGCAGCAGCAATTACTGCTTCTGATCTTGATCCAGCAGTTATTACTGGTCAGACAGCTTTAACATCCGAACCAGCTTCAACTGATGAATTTTTAATAAGTGATGCTGGAGTTCTTAAAAGATTAGATGCTAGTTTAGTTGGTGGTGGTTTAGTTTTACAAGTTATTACTGCAACTCACTCAACTGCTGTAACACAAACTTCAAATGCTTACGCAACATCTGGATTAACAGCAACAATAACTCCATCATCAAGTTCAAATAAAGTTTTAGTTTTAACTTCATCTGCAATTCAAACATTTGGAGATGGTTCAAGTTCTTCTGGTAGAGTTGGATTAGTAGGTTTATTTAGAGGTACAGTATCAGCAACAAAATTAGCAGAACACCAATCTGGTGTTAGTATGGTTTCTGGTACAACAAGTACAAACGATCATTCTTACAATACTGTATCTTTTGCAGTTCTTGATAGTCCAAGTACAGCTTCATCACAAGTATATACTGTTGGAATTTCTGGAAGTGGTGCTGGTGAAGTTTTAGCACAAGGCCAGAGTAATACAAGCTCAATAACTTTAGTGGAGATAGCTGGATAATGAATAACATACAAAAAATTTTAAAAGCAATTAGAAAAATTAATCCTAATTCTCAAATGAATATTGTAGGAGAAGATATAGATACTTGCACAATAACTTGGTTAGAAAATACAACACCTATTTCTAAATCTGATATTAAAAGTAAAATACCAGAAGTTGAACAAGAAGAAACTGATGAAATAACAGAAAAAGCTAACAATAAAACATCTGCAACAAACAAATTAAAAGCATTAGGTTTAACTGATGCTGAAATAGAGGCATTATAATATGGCATATATAGGTAGAGAACCACAAATAGGAAACTTTCAAGTTTGTGATGCAATATCAGTAGTCAATGGTCAAGCTGCATACACTATGCAAGTAAGCTCTGTTAATGTTTCTCCAGAAACTGCTAATCATGTTTTATGTAGTTTAAATGGAGTATTACAAAAACCAGGTAGTTCATTTACTGTATCTGGTTCAACAATAACTTTTGCATCAAATTTAGTTACTGGAGATGTCATCGACTTTATTCAAATATTAGGATCAACTTTAGATCTTGGTGTACCTAGTGATGCTACAGTTTCTACTGCTAAAATTGTAGATGGTGCTGTAACTGCTGCTAAAGCAACTGGATTTGGTAAAATTGCACAAGTTGTTCAAGCAGTTAAAACTGATACCTTTACATCTAGTTCAGGTTCATTAACTGACATTACAGGAATAAGTGCAGCAATTACTCCAAGTGCTACAAATAGTAAAGTTTTAGTTACAGTAGTTATGAATGTTGGAGTAACAGCAGCAGATAGATATGCTGTTTTTCAACTAGTTAGAGGAAGCACAGCTATTTGTCTTGGTGATGCTTCAAGTTCAAGAACAAGAGGATCGTTTGCTCATGTAAGAGTAGATGCAAATGGATCTGCTAATGAAGTTGAAACAAAAACAATTACTTTTTTAGATTCTCCATCTACAACATCAGCAACTACTTACAAAATGCAAGGTTTAGTTCAAACTGATAGTTCTCCAAGTTTTACTGTAAATAGATCAGGTGGAGATGCAGATGCTGCACATGGTTTTAGAGTTGCATCTTCAATAACATTAATGGAGGTATTAGCATAATGAATTTACATAAAGCAATTTTAACAATTCATAATAATGTTGTTACAATTAATGGCAATACACAAGAAACTATTGTTGCAACAGATAAAGATGGAAATGAAGTAAGTATTAATTGGACATCAGTTAATGCCTGGACAGATCCAGATCAATACAAAATTAATAGAGCAACAGAATATCCATCAATTCAAGAACAATTAGATATGCAATACTGGGATAATGTTAATGGTACTACAACTTGGAAAGACGCAATAGCCAAAGTTAAATCAGATAATCCAAAGGAGTAAGACATGGCTCTTAACTTTGCTAACAACAACTCCTTATCAGCAATCACAACTAAACCGAGTGGTTTAAGTGGTGGTTCAATGAACCTTATCTCTACACAAACTGCATCAAGTTCAGCTAATGTATCTTTTACATCTGGAATAGATGATACTTATGATGAGTATGTGTTTAAGTTTTATGACATACACCCAGCATCACAACAACATTTTCAATTTAATGTTTCAATAGATGGTGGTTCTAATTACAATGTTGCAAAAACTACTACATCTTTTGGTGCTTACCATACAGAAGCAGATGATGCGACATCATTAAGTTATAAAACAGCACATGATTTAGCACAAGGAACTGGCTATCAAATTCTTTCAGTTAATGGTCAAGTAGGTGCAGATGCAGATATGTGTTTTAGTGGAACATTAAAATTATTTTCGCCATCTAGCACAACATTTGTAAAACATTTTATTTCAAGTTCAAATCATGTTGATGGTGGGCCAACAAGTCTTAACGCATTTGTAGCTGGTTATGCAAATACAACATCAGCAGTAAATGCAGTTAATTTCCAAATGGCATCTGGCAACATAGATAGTGGAGTAATAAAATTATATGGCGTTAGTTAAATACAACAACAATAGCATAAGTGCTGTAACCTCTGCTGCTTCAATACCAAGTGGAGCTATGACACATATTAAAACTTTAACTGCTAGTTCTAGTGCTACATTGTCATTTGTACATGGAAGTTCAGATGTAGTCTTGGATAGCACATATCCTATTTATTTGTTTAAGTTTATTAATATTCACAACTCTGCTGATGACAACCAATTTAGTTTTAATTTTAGTGCAGATACTGGCAGTAATTATAATGTTACAAAAACTACAACGCATTTTTATGCACTTCAGACAGAAGCTGGAAGTGAGGCTTTTAGTTATTATGCTGGTGGAGATTTAGCACAAGGCACAGGATTTCAAATATTAACAGCTGAATCAGGAGCTGATAATGATGAGTGTGATTGTGGAGAATTATATTTATTTAATCCATCTTCCACTACATTTGTTAAACATTTTATTTGTACTATGAATGAAACAGGAGCAACACCAAGATCTTCAAATAATTTTATTGCTGGATATGGAAACACAACATCAGCTATTGATGCTGTTCAGTTTAAAATGGATGATGGAAATATAGATTCTGGTAAAATAAAACTTTATGGAATTAAGGATAGCTAATGAGTATTGTTAAACTAAATAATAATGGAGTAAAGAACGCAACTGCATTTGGTAGTATTACTGGATTAGGCAGTATGACATTTATTAAAAAGCTAACAGCTTCTAGTTCTGCTACTTTATCTTTTGTTCATGGTAGTGGTGGAGTGGATTTTTCTACTTATAAAGAATATGTATTTACTTTTAAAAATATTCATCCAGCAACTGATGGCGCACATTTAACATTTAATGGATCAATAGATGCTGGTAGTAATTATAATGTTACTAAAACTACAACATGGTTTTTTGGTTATCATAATGAAGGAGATAGTGCTGCTGCACTTACTTATTCAACTGGTAATGATTTAGCTCAATCTACTGATTTTCAAATTCTTGCATCAGATATTGGGAATGGAAATGATGAAGATGGATGTGGAACATTACATTTATTTAATCCATCATCTACAACATTCATAAAAAATTTTATATCAAGATGTCATTCTTATAATTCTAATGATTATGCTAATGATATGTATATAGCTGGATATTTTAATGACACAAATAATATAGACGCAGTACAATTTAAAATGAGTTCTGGTAATATAGATTCTGGAGATATTTGCCTTTATGGTATTGCTTAACAATTAACAACAACAAGGAAAACAATGTCAAGACATCACAATATTAATGGAAATATAGTTCCTTTTACAGCAGAAGAAGAAGCTGAATGGGATGCTAACGAAAAAGCTCATGCAGAAGCACAAGCTAAAATAGTACCAACACCAGCTTATGTATCTCAAAGAGCATCAGCTTATCCTAGCATTGGAGATCAATTAGATATGCTTTGGCATTCTATTGATGAAAACGCAGAATTAAAACAAAAATATTTTGCTTTCTATGAAGCAATAAAAAGTGTAAAAGTTAAATACCCAAAATGATATGGCAAATAGTTACAAATTTAAAGGCGTTGCATTAGCAACAGGTAGTGAAACTGCATTATTAACTGCAGCTACAGATGAAACTTTAATTATAAAGTCTATATTAGTTACAAATAATACAAGCAATACACCTACATTGTCTTTAGATGTTTTAGATAATTCAGCTAGTGCAGAATTTACAATACTTAAAACACACACTTTACCTGCTAATACATCTGGAGAAGTATTTACTGGATCACCTTTAGTATTAGAATCTTCTGATGCAATAAAAGCTACAATTAGTAGTACAGATTCTATTCATTTTGGTATATCTTATATGTCTATTACATAATGGAATTAGTACAAATACCTAAAGAAAATATTGAAGAAGTCTGGCATATAGTAGTTAAAGATATAGCAGACGCATTAGCTAGATCTAATGGATATGCATTAGCAGACCATATTAAAAAATGGATTCTTGAAGAAAAAATGCAATTATGGATTCTTTGGAATCTTAAAGATAAACAATATTATGGAACAGTGGTTACTGAAATAATACAAAGACCATTACAACGATGTCTTAATATAAAAATTATGACTGGTAAGCATCGTGAAAAATGGCAACATTTAATAAAACATATAGAAGATTTTGCTTGGCAAAACAAATGTGATTTATTAGAGTTAGTAGCAAGACCTGGGTGGAAGAAAGTTCTTAAACCTTTTGGTTATAAAGAAAGTCATATATTATTAGAAAAGAAAAAGGAGAAATAAATTATGTCATCAGGAGGAGGAGGACAGACTGTACAAAGTACTGAAGTCAACCCATATTCACCAGCAGAACCAGCATTAAATCAGATTATATCTGAAGCTGGAACTATATATGGTCAAGGGCCAGAAGCAGCAGGATATGTTGCACCTACACAACAAACTTTACAAGGTTTAGCTGCACAGGAAACTATAGCAGGAGCTGCTAACCAACAAATATTAAATACTATTCAAGGTCAGTATACCAATCCATTCTTATCTCCTATGATTGCACAAGCTGGTAAAGATGTTTATTCTAGTGTTGCAGGACAGTTTAGTGGAGCAGGAAGAACACCTACAAGTATGGGAGCTCAAAATGCTGTAATAGGACAAGTAGCAGACAAAGCTATGCCTTTTGCTTTCCAACAATTAGAAAGAGAAAGAGCTAGACAATTAGGAACAGCAAGAGCTGTACCTAGCTTAACAGCAGTAGGTGGAGCTTTAGAAGATATACAAAGACAACAACAAATGGCACCTCAACAATCATTAGCTCAGTACTACAATACTGTAGCTCCGATTGCTTATGGATTGCCAACACAACAAGCAACAACAACAGCACCAGAACCAAATAAACTTGGTATGGCTGCAGGAGGAGCTATGACAGGAGCAAGTATGGGATATATGTTCGGAGGAGCACCTGGAGCTATGACAGGAGCAGCAATAGGTGGTTTAGGTGGATTATTAGGAGGACTATTATAATGAACTTAAAAGAACATATACCACATTTTGTGGCAGAACATAAAAAAGCAATAGCAGTAGCTGTTGTTATTTTAGTTATAGCAATAATTATATAAGGATATAAATGCCAGGACATCATGAAGGATTAAGCTCGTCTAGTAATCAAGGCCCAGCTGGTGGAGCATCAGCAGGTGGAAATTATGGAGGAAATAGTTCTGGTGGAACATCTGCTAATAATATGTCAGGTGCTGGTAATAATAACAATAATACAGTAGATCATGGTTTACAACAAGCTTTAAAAAAACAAGCAATAAGACAAGCTGATCCTGTATATGGAGATCCTGATCCAGAAGTAGATGTTGATCCAAGAGACAGAGATAGTATTACAAGTTTTGAAGATAATTATGAAGCTAATGTAAAATCAAATCCAATGTATATTGGTTTAGGTGGTTTATTACATACAGCTTATCAAACTGGTAAAGCTAAAAATATGCTTTCAGGTGTACCAGGTTATGAATTTTTAGATTATGGTAATGGAAATTCTCCAACAGTTCAACCAATTGCTGGAGGTGGGGGAGAAAACACAACTGCTTTACTTGCTGCATCACCTTATTTAGTAAGTGGAACTACACAAGTTGAATCTGAAGCATCTAAATGGTATAATAGTATAGGAAATAATACTCAACAATTTAATTTTGCAACTGCTTATGCAAATGCTAAAACTAAAGTTTCACAAACATTAAATAATAAAGGAGCTATAGGTATGTTAGCTGTTAATGACAGTCCATACTACGATTGGCTTAAAACAAAAGGTTTAGATAAAGGAATATTATAATGGGTTTATTAGATATATGGAATGATTGGAAAAAAGAAAATCAAAGTCAAAGCGATGGCTTTGAAGATTATCTTCCAACACAAGGTGGTACATTAGATACTGCTGGTGGAATTAAAGGTAGTGGAATTAATGCTACAATGAATAGAACAGGTGAGTCTCCACTAATTAAAAAACCTATATTTAATACAAATATGTTTCCTCCAGGACAAGGACAAATTAAAATAGGTGGCAAAACAATTAATTTACCTCAATCTGTATTAACAGAAAATGCTAAAGTTAAACAAGATGAAGCTATTAAAGCAGCACAAGTAAATACATCTAACAAAACACCTTTAACAGATCCTATTACACAAGGTGGTAGTGGTGTTAAAGAAGCTGAAGATATGGGCTTTATGCAAAAACTATCTAACATGGCAGGTGTAGACTTTGATAAAGCTGCTGCTAATTGGAAAGATAAAGGTGGCTTTGAAGGACTTATGGCTAACCCTGCATTTAGTTTAGGACTAGCATTAATGCAATCATCAGCTAATGGTAAAACAATTAACCAAGGTATATTAGATAACTTTGTTAAATCTGCTAAAATATCATCAGAATTTAAAGACAGAATAGAAGCTAGAAAACAAGAACCTATACAAGCTACTGCTGCTGATATGGCAGAAACTAAAGATATACTTAGTAAAGTTGGTGTTTCAGAAGGTAACTGGTTTGAAAACTTTGGTAGTAGAGTCTCTAATTTTTTTGGTAAAGGTGGTAGTAGAAATCCAGGACTTGATTTTGATAAAGCTGTTGAAGAAATTTCAATACAATATCAATTAGCAATACAAAAAAAACAAAAAGAATTAAAAGAAGCTGGTAAATCTACAGTCATTAGAATAGATGATAAAATTAAAATTATGGAAGATTTAGTTAAATCTGGTAAAATACAAAAAAATGAAAGTTTCTTTAGTAAACTAGGTATTACAGATGCTACTATTCAAAAAAAAGAACATGGTGGCCCAGTAGATGCTGGTAAACCTTATGTTGTAGGAGAAAAAGGGCCTGAGATTATAATACCTACATCAGATGGTAATGTACTATCTAATGATGACTCACAAATATTTAATATGCTATTAGCATCTAACCCACAACTACAAAAAGTATCTAGACAAAGAGCTGAAAAAGTTTTGAGATCTAGATTCCCAGAATATTTTGAAGGATAACAATGATTAAAAAGTTTATAATAAAAGGTGTAAGTAAAAAGTTTAAAGGTTTACAAAAACTTAAACCACAAAAAACTCCTAGTAGATTTACATCTGTTATGAGTGAAGCAACAGTTAAAGCTAATCAAAGAAAAGTTTTAGGTGATGTACCTGAATTTATGGGTTTATCTTCTAGATCTGTTGGAAATTTAGCATCAGAAAGTTTAGCATTAAAAACAGCTAATAAAACATTCTTTAAATCTTTAAATAAAGGACTTAAACAATCTAGAGCTAGAACAGCTACAGGTATTAAAACATTTAGACAAACAAAAAAAGTACCTAAATTAGCAGTAACAAAAGCTAAATCTAAAGGTGCATTAAAAGCATACAAAGCAGCTAATATAAAATCAGAAAAAGTATTTAGAAATACTATGGATAAATTTACTGGTAAAAGTAAAACAAGTCCATTTGTAAATAGAAGTATTAAACCAAAAGATAAAACAATATCACAAGGTGTATTAAAACAAATGGGTTTAGATGATAGGGAATATTTTAATCCTAAAAGTGGAAAAACATTTATTAATACAGTAAGAGGCGATTTCTTTAAAAAAAAATGATAAATGGCTAATGATTTTAATATTAATGAATTTAAACTAAAAGACCCTGTAAGTAACATTAACGATGGTTTAAAAGAACCAGTCAGAGATGGTACTCCAGGGTTTTTTTCGTCTCTTAGAAATCCATTAGATTTAATGTTGGAAGAATCTCTACCAGCATCACTATATCAATGGGCTACAGGTAATACTAAAAAGAAACAAGCTCAAGAAGCATTAGATTATATTCGTAATAATCCACAACAACAAGGCTCTAAAATCTACAAAGAAGCTGAACGTAAACTTAATCGTTTTGGTTATCTATTAGATGATGGGCCAATGGATATAGACCTAAAAGAAATAGGTAATATGATTAAACAATCTCCAGGACTATTTGGTGCTGAGATGGTTAACATGGTTATGGCAGATCCATACTTACTATTTATGCCATTAGGATGGGGTAAGCTAGGTAGAGGAGTAGTTAATTCACTTAGACTTAAATACTCTAAAAGATTTCAAATAACTAAATCAACTACAGAACTTGGCAAACTAAAAGCTAGTGCACAAGTAAAAGAATTAGCAAGATTAAGAGAAGCAGCTAAAATGGATATGGCAATAGGAAGTATTGCTACATTAGGTGTACCATTTGTATTCTCTACATCTTACCAATTAGGAGAAAGAGGTGAGTTCACTGGTAAGCGAACAGCAGCAGAAACAACTATTGGAGCTACAGCAGGAGCTATATTCTCATTAGGTTTTGCAGGAATGGGTGCAGTCATAGGTAGAAACACAGGACTAGACCCACAAAGAGTACAAAGATCTATGATCAATACTCTTAATAAAAATAAAAATTTAGCAAATAGCGTTGAATATACAGATAAAGGTTCTTACAGAATCGTAGATGATATTCTAAATGATTTAAAAAAAGAAGTAGGCGTAGTAATAGACGAAGCTGAGTTCTCAAGAATAGCTAATGAAGTAACATCATTTGCTAGACCTACAGTAGAAAGTGCTAAAGACATAGCAAAAAATACATTATTTAAAGCAGCATCAATAGGTGGTGTTGTAGGTACAGCACAATTCTTAACAGCTGATGATGATAAACTTGTAGCAACAGCTAAAGGATTTGGTACAGGTGTAGGTATATACGCAGCAGCTAAAGCAGCAACAATGTATTTTGGTAGAAGTAGAGTACCTTATCAAAGTGCAGAAACAAAAGTAGAATCAGCATTAGATGCAG